GAGGTATCTCCATACCACGTTTACCGTCTTCTTTCATAGAAGTGTCAGTAGATCCCAAATCCATACCACGCTTGTTAGATTTTTCTTCTTTCTCGCCACCAGCATCAAACCCAAAGAATTTTAAAATACCCGAAGGCACAAAAGAGGTAATCGCTTCTACCAGTGTATCTTTTAATCCAATCACCCAATCTCTAACTGAATCAGTGAATCCGTCAAATATATCTGTGAAAGAAAAAGAATCAAGGACTTCTGCTGCACCATCAAACCCGAAAAACTCTGCTATGGTAGAAATAAGACTTTTGATCCAATCTAGCGGTACAGTGAGAAGTTTAAATATTCCGTCAGCGAAACCAAAAAATCCAGCAATTATTTTGTCAGTGAGAGATCCCTCCTGACCTTTGAAATCTTCGATGAAATTCATAACACCGAGAACTAGAGCACCGACAGCAGCGGCAATAGCGACCATAGGTAATGTTATAGCAGAAAATAACCCCATTAAAGAATTACCTAAAAAGACTAGTCCAGTTTTAAAGATGCCAATAACTTTCATAAAGTTTCCAGCAAAAGCACCTGCTACTCCGGCAATTTCTTGCATTGTTTTTATCACGCCGCCAAACAAACCGTTTGGATCAGTTAATTTGGTGTCTTTTGCGTTTGAGAACTCTTCAGTAAAACTACCCTTGATTTTTTGAGGAACAGATTTTTCCTCTTCACCATCGCCTTTTCTGCTTTTTATTTTTTGGCGAGTATCTTCGTCCTTTTTTTCTTTTTGATAAATATTTTCATCTGAGTTGATCAGGTCTTGAAAACCACCCAGTACCACTTGAGGAAATGCTACTGCAAACGAAGTTAAAACGCCAACCAGAGAAGCAATTGTTTCGTTGAGTTTTTCTATTCCAGCAGCAGTTTCAACTTGGAACTCGACCTGGAGGGAACTGGTTTCATTAGATTCTTTTAGTTCTTGTACGACGTCTGCTAAAGTTGCCATTGTTTTTATTCTGGTGGAGAACTCTTGTTTATTTATATTACATTCTTGTAAGTTTTCTTTGCTCTGCCTTTTCGTTCTCTTCTTTAATGTACTCTGTGAGGAGAGAGATATAGATCACCCTTTCCCACGGTAACATATTTTCTAACTCAGTCAACGAATACTTGTGATGTTGCATCAGAGCAAAGTTAGTCTTGTAATGATTTACAAGATTATCATGGGAAAGGGTTATCAGAAAAAATCAGATAAACCTTTCAATTCTAACTCATTCTCAACTCCGCATTTGATGCAATTGAACTTAGCATCATGTTTTAGTGCTGGAATATTACTCAAATAATCTGTAAGTCCTTGTAATTGAGTAGCAGTCATAGATAAGATAAACTCTTTCACTTCTTCTTCTGACTGATTCTCACAATCAAACCTTTCTTGGTCAGTATGAATTGCCTCAATTGATGCAGCAATCATGTCAATAGCAACAGACATATCTCCTTGAGCGTTGATGATGTCGTCGCTCAGCATTGTCTCATAACTGGGGTATTTCATCTCTACTCTAATACTGTCTGTGATGTCGACAATATTATCATTACTTTGTATCTCGACATTTAAACTTTCCAAATCAATTGTATATTCATTATGTTCTTTGCAATCTTTACATGAGATAAAAATAGTAGAGTTCTCTCCTACTGATTTTGACCTCAACTGCGTGAACATATATTCAATGTCGAATGTAGCGAGCTTTGATACGTTAATGTTTTCTCTTGGATCTAAACAGGCACCAATAGTATCGACCATTGCTTCCAAGCATGTCTTTGTATCTTTCGATTCAAATGCTTGAAGAAGAACTTTTTCTTCTTTTACCAAATAGGGTCTATACTTTACTGTTTTACCCAAGGAAGGTATGGTCATAGTAAAATTTAAAGTTTCGTTTATGCGCGGTAACGCCATAATATAACTCTCCTAATCAAAAAGTTGTGTAATGACTATATGCCAATGTCACAGTCAATTCAGATACAGATGCTTGTGGTTGATTATTTAATTGTATTTCATTAATTGAAAGCGGATAACTTTTCTCAAGTTTGACGCCAAAAATCTTTTTGTTTTGTTTATCTCTTTGCTCTATTGTAACTTGTTTGCCATAATCTGACAAAAATCCAGCAGTAAATGGAGGTTCTCTTGATATAACGCATTCAATCCACTCTTGAAAATAGTTTCTGGCGCTATACTGCCCAGTTAGGTAAAAGGTAAGAGAAACAGGAGGAAGGTCATATCCATTTGCAACTTTTACAGGTTCAAGACCAATATTTCTATCAATCGTTGCGATAGTTTTTCCTGGGATAGATGCAGAGGTACACAAGTAGTTTAAATCTTGCATTGTTCCATTATAAGTTGCTGTTCCTCCTCCTGGTTTTGGTGTACCAGAAATTGTAGGAAGAAAAACTGCATAACGATTGTTAGATGCAACACCGTTTTCGTTGTTTAATAAAGATCTTAATTGGTCTGTTGAAAATGCCATTAAATTTTCCTGGAAATCTCTCTACTATCTTTAAAAATTCTCCCTTCGCCTGCTTTTCTCCAAGAGGCAAGGGGCAAGTGTACAGCAATCTCCCATTCTGGCGCTGGTACGTTTGCCATTCTACCATATATCTGATCGTATCTATATCTTTTTATACATGCTTTATGCGATCTCAATAAAGTTTTAGACCTCAGATAATCATAGTCTATTTTCAAATAAGTATTCCATCTAAACTCGCTTTGACTTGCGCGGTTGAGTAAATTATAGAATAATCTTTGTCGCAAGTCCATAGGAAGATAATGAAGGTTTAAACCCATAAATCCTTCTTTTTGCATACTTATCAGAATGACCAAAGGAAATCTATCATAGTAAGGCAGGGTCTGCCTGCCTATGGGATTATATCGAAACAGGTACATCCTACCTACGAATTGATTTGGCGCCATCCTAATCGGTGGATTTCTGATGATACTTTGTCGATCAACCTGTTCTTTGTTTATCTCTCTTATTCTATCAAAGAACCATTCCTGAGAAAGTTTAGTATTGGACTCAATACCTTCTTCCTCTAGCAATTTTTTATATTTTTCGAATAGGTTTTCGTCCATAGGAGGTATTTATACTAAATACCTGTATGAAAATACATAACAAAATCTGGGAATGGTTGAAATCGCTCTTTGTGGACCGATACGAGATAACCATTTATTTTCCTGGTCCTGTAACTGAAATGCCTGATGGCAGTAAGGTTCACGGTGCCAATCCGAAAACTTTTATATGTAAGAAAAAACCAGTCGTCAGCAAAGACAAGTGTTTATTTCGTTTCGCTACACTAGAAAAAAAGGTGTACAAAGTCGAAACAACTTCTCCAGTTGGTTACGACATTGTTAAGGTAAAATAAAAAAAGGGCACCGAAGTGCCCCGATCTTTCCAAGTTTAATCAGCGTTCGCCAATTTCTGGAAGTAAGAGAAAGCATCGTCGTCGCCATCATCTCCTGCTTCTTCAGCAGTAGCACTTACTTTAACTTCTGGAGCAGAGGCAACAGGAGCAGGCGCTGGTTCAGCAACGTTGTCCAATGCGACTTCTGCCTTTATAGTAGTTGGTTCAGTTTGACCAAGAACTTCAAATAGTTTGGTCTGAAGTTGGTCAAATGACTTATAGTTCGCAGGATCAACAAATGTATTGATGTTGTGTAACGAGTTTAATACTGCTTGCAGTTGAACTTCGTCACCATCAAACAAAGGTGCTGGTGCTTTGAACTCAGAACGATCATAATTACGATACCCTTCAACGTTGCGAATCTTCAGTTGGAAGTCAGCACCGTTCCACAGGTCAAATGGATCGACAGGAGTTTCTCCTGGAAACTGTGGTTGCATCAGGTCTTGGATCTTGTCAAAGATCTTTTTACCGAACTGATACATGAAGACTTTACCTTCATTTTCGGGAGCAGAAGGATCAGAGATCACCAGAATGTTTGTAACATAATGCAGTCGTCGCTTTTGCTTACGAACCGTTTCGCGATCTTCCTCATTGCCCGAGTTCCACAACTTAGAGTTGTACTCGCCGAGAGGATCCTGCTGACCGAGTGAGGTCAGAGACTTCTCGATGTACCACTTACCAGTTGGTCCCTTGAAACCATGGTCCCAGTAGCGAACCCATGGTACTTCACTTTCGGAAGGAAGGAATCGAATGACTGCGTAACCATTGCCTGCCTTATCGACAGTTGGTTTCCACATATTGGTATCTTCGGAACGTTCGGTAGAACCACCAGTTGCTTCTTGAGCAGCAGCAACCAGTTTATTGATGTCGTATCGACGTGATTTTAATGCGTTTAAATCCATGTGTATTTTCCTTGTATGTCTGAAATATTTTTTGTATTCAAAGTATGTTGAGCAGTATTACGCTCAACCATATTTATATAATACTTGATTTTGAATAAAATGTCAAGCACTATTTTGTAAAACCCTTTCCCGCCCAACTAATAAGAATGACTCGTTTTCCTCGGTACACTGTAGACGCTTCGTGATGGAACCAAGCAGGAAACATGACAGTTTCAAAAGGTTCTAAATTAATTTCTATTTCGGTATCGGTATTCGGCAACCACACCTTTAGATTTCCCCCTACCAGATCTTCTGACTTTTCAATCATGGTAACTGCGGTATAGAATCTATTATGAGTGCTTCCTTCAGGGTCGTCATCTCTGTGTTTGTAAAATGCTTCTCCAGGAAAATATCTAACGAATTCGTATTGAGCAAACCAAAGTGATTCGTCCGACTCAGTCGCCCAATTCTGCAACATTTCTTTTAAACTGATTGATACATCAGCAAATTCTCTATAAGGAACTGGTATATGGTCGCAATTTCTCGATTCTAAATTGGTATGCTCGCCGCCTTCTTTACGATCATAAACTCTTGCTTTAAAAACTTCTGGTTCAGATTCTTTCCATTTTTGAACAAGAAATTCTATTTGTTCTTCGTCAAAAATAAATTCTCTTACGAAGGGGTCAGTCAATGGGTAAGGAGTCATTTTTCTCCAAGAAATTTAAATTCATTGCTTCAACTTCAATTTTCTGTTTTAGAGAAATAGAAATATATTTTTTGGAATCTTCTATTTCTATAGCATTTTGTTCACAGATATGTATTACGGCATCTATGTAAGACATATTTTTTTGACTGGCCAACTCTTCTACCATTTTACTAAATTTTATTTTAGTAATAAATTCTACTTCTTCATCAATCATCGTCTTTAGTTTCCTCTTCGCCCATTTCCCAAGAAACAGGTGTTGCTTCTTCTTGTAATGCGGAAATTAATTGATGTACCTCAGAAAAAGGTTTTGATGCGAGATACTCTACAACTCTATTAAAAAGAATAGGAGGGATTGCAATGTGTTGGTCATTCATGCGCGATGTTCCTCAGCAAGTTCTTTTGTCCATGTTTTTCCAATGTCAGAGTAGAATACACCAACATCACGTTTTACATTACCGTCTTTGTCGCATGCGGGTGCATAGCAAACATATTCCATTACACTTTCGCGTGCCGCTCCATATCTATTATCGCACCAAACACCGTCGCGTAACCATATACCAAGATTCTTGACATAATTTTCAGCAATCTGAAAT